CCAATTTTTCTTTATAGAGTTTTGACCTGTCCACTTACCAGCTTCATCATGTACTAAAAGCTTAAGCTTCATACCATCGTAACTATTATCAGCAGTATTTTTCCAATCTATTATAGAATTTAAAGCTTCAGACTTTTCTATATGCTTTTGATTTTTAGTAATCTTTTTTGCAGGCTCTCTAAAAGCAAGCTCAACACGAGGATTACTAGAACCATCCTGTATAGGTTGAAAAAAGAATGGGTAGTTTCTGTATATACGAACCACCTTATCTGTAAACATAGTTTTAGCATCAGCACCAGTTTTAGAAAGTAAACCAAAATTACTATCGTAAACTTGAGTAGCTTGATTAACTATCTCACTACTAGCCATATAAGAAAAACCACTACGTCTGTTTTTAAGAAAACACATACCGTATGAGTTCTTATCGTTTTTACACGCTTCCCAAAAAATAAAGAACGTTCTGTTAGCGTCCCTGTAATCAGGGTAACCAACATCTATTTTACTCCACTGAATAAACATATAATGCGATCCAGTAATATAAGTAGGAACACCATTGTTATAAAACCATAAACCATCCCTTCTTCTTCTAAACTCCTCTTCTATATAGTCTACATAATCTGTAGCGTTCTCTCTTGTCAACCCCTTTGGTATATCCTGCCTAACCCATCTTTGTTGTTTTTTAGGTAGGTTGTGATATAATATATCTTTTTTATATCTAGGTTTTTTAGGTAGAATTATATTTAAGTTTTCAAACTCTAATACCTCTCCTTCACTGCCCTCTATTAGATATATAGTATCACTTTTTTGCATACCGTTCAGCAAAAGATCCTTTAAAATCTTTTTTCTCTTCTATTAAGGATTCTCCTTCCTTGATTCTATCTTCAAGGTTTTTTATTCCTAAAAGAATTTCTTGACAGTCCTCAAAACATTCTCTTTTTGCCTTTATAGCCTGTCTTCTTTTAGCGTCATCTTCTTCTATTAAAGGTTTGCCTATCTCTTCTATAAGAAGATCTACAGCCCCCTTACTTGCTTCTATTAACTTCTCTAAAGTTTTAAGAGCATAATCTCTATTCTGCTCCTTCATAAACTGCTAAGACATCAAAGTTACGCATGCGAAGAAGTTTTTGTCCATCTATATCCATGTCATATTCAGAGTTTTCACTCCACATAACTCTGTCGCCTTCCTTAACTCCCTGATCTTTCATCCAGTCATTTATTATAACTGCCTTTCCATGAAACTCTACTTCAGATGCTGAAGTTTCTAAAAATATACCAGACTCAGTTTTTTCTGGTTCCTTCATTTCTTGCTCCATAAAATTCCATACCCCTACAGGAATATACTCATCTTCTCTTTTAACAAGGTATATCTGCTCTGCAAAAGCTTGATATATATTATCCTTATCAGCATGCTTGACATGATTTGTATCTGTTGCTACAAAATGATGAAACCAAACTTTATCACCCTCTTGTATTCCAGTTTCTTTAGTGTCTTGCATTGGTGTTTTATACACCGTACCATATTGTCTTGCTAACCTCATAGGATCGTAAGAGGTATCTCTATACAATTCTACACCGTTTAACATTATAGTATCTTCTGTTTCTTTTTCTACCTCTATCCAGTAGATGTCTTTAATTGGCTTCATTTTTGATTATATTTAAGTTTACTTAACTTCGTACTCATCTAAAACAGCAGTGTTGTATTCTATTGCTGTTGGTTGAGAAAAAAACCTTTTCCAAGGTCTTGAAAATTCCTCTTCATCTTTTTTTATATACACATCATACACTACTTGTTGATGTTTATACCAAGCCGCTTCGTCTTGAATTATTGCGGTGACTTCTAGTGAACCTCCAAGCATCTTTTGACCTACCTGATAAGTCAGTCCTTGCTTTAAGTCCCCTATTGTTATTTTTCTTATAATAGGGTTTATTGCTTCCATTTTTATTTAATTTAAATTTATTATATATTTTACTACTCGAATAAATCTCTAGATAGTTTTACATATCCTACTTGAATACCTCTACTTGATGCACTTAAAGCTTGAACACCTACAAAAGGCACTAAATCTATGTCGTCAGTCATAGCTAAAGATTTTGTTGTGCTTATTGACTGAGTTCCTCCACCTGCTGTTGCAGTGGTAACTAAACCATATTGAACATTATTTACAAAAACACTAATCTTTCTATTTTCATCAAAAGATATTCTTAATCTATAGACAGTGTTGGTAGTAACTGTTATTCCTAAGTTTGTTATGTAATCTGTTCCACCTACGCTATAAACAAAATGTAAGTTACCATTTGTAGTTAGAGCACCCAAATCATCATTAGTAGCGTATAAGAAATAAGCTTGATTTGCGTCTGTAGCATAACCACCAACCTCTGTAAGTTTTAATCCAGCCCATATAGCAGCATCAGTTATAGTACCTGATGTAGATATACCACAAGAAAACTCTATTTTATTTTCTGTACCGAAAGGAACAGAAGACCAAGCAGAAGAATCATGACCAGTTGGCATTTCAGTTTCTGCATCTCTAGGTGTTAAAACAGTAAAATCATTATCAGTTGTTCCTGTAGCTAGTTTAATACCAGCAAAATTTGTAGGTCTTCCAGATCCAGAAGACACTTGTAAAGAACCACCACTAACTCCTCCTAAAACAAAGTTTTGATTAGGGGTAATGTAAGGATCTATTACAAAAAATAATTTAAATACTTGAGCTGCAATGTCAGTACCATTAGTACCAACTCTAATTTTACAACTACCATCAGCTATATCATGGACCATCACATTAACCATAGCGTTATCAGCTATAGTACCACCATCTTGCAAACTAACTAAAACTTGAGATGTTGTTCCGTATATGTGATCATTATTAAAAGTAAATTCAGCAGTATCTGTAGCAGCTAAGTCAACTGACTGCATTGTTATTATACCATATTTAGCATTTAAAGTAACTGCAGTTGTAGCGTCAGTAGCTTGAGTTACTTGAGCATCTGTTATACCTAAACTTGGAACTTTTTCAAAGTACTCTACAAGTTCAAATCTATCATCTGACTGAGATACTGTACCACTTACTTTAAGATTTCCATCTTTATCAATTTTAACTTTTTCAGATCCATTTGTAGAAAAAGATAAAGAATCCCTAGAGTGATCGTAAAATATCTGACCTGCATTATTTTTGTTTACATTTCCAAAATAAATATTACCAGCATTTGATGCTCCAGATAATATAGACATCCCAGAATCTGAAGAGTTTTCTAAAACTATCTGGTTGGCAAAAGAGCTAGCATTTACTGCTCCTGCACTAACTGATAAAACGTGAAGTAAACCATCAGGAGTTGATGATCCTGTACCTACACCTAATTTAGTTACAGAAACTTTATCTGTAGACACCTTTAGTGAGGTGATGTTACCAGCACCTGTCTCTACATCTTTTAACTTACCATCTGTTAACTCTACAGAAGTTTGTAATAGATTCTTATAAGTGGAGGATATAGATTTTCCTTTTAAATTACTCATTTACTTTTTTCTTATTTTCTCTATAGACCTACCTGCAAAGTAAGCTCCATATACTGTTATTAATAATGTTTGATATATAGGTATGTAGCTTTCTTGAATAACAAAATCTCCTATATTACCATCAAATACTGACAAAACTACAAAAATTGCAGTTAAAAATATACATATCAAAGGTCTAATATTCTTAGATAACCAGTTATCAGACTTCATGTCTGCCTCCCATCGTCTGGTAACTTGTTCTTGTGCTTGAGATTCAGCCTGCATAAGAACTTCCTCCATTTTACGCTTTGCTTCTAATCTCTCTTCCTCAGATGTACTAAGATTGTCTATTACATCTCCAACCTGTTTTACAACACCACCACCTAAAAAGTTTAATAATTTACTCATAACTAAACTAGTTTATAAGCAGTCTTTCCTTTTTCATCTTTGTAGGCCTCAAGAACTTGATTTCTATTCTCTCTCGATTTAAGAGATATATGTATCCAAGAAAAATCAAATTCGTTTATCATTTGATCAAACTCTACACCTGATTCTAACACCCATTCATAAATAACTCTGTTATTCATTTTTCCTTTTTCCCAAAACTGCAAATCCAAAGCTTCACCTTTGCTGTGCTGACTGCGAGATGATCCCCCAATAGCTTTATTGAGTTTCGGACTGCGATAACCACTACTAATACGAATAGGACCAATAGCGTCACGCATAGGTTGAATGAGATTATCAATAAG